TCCTGTTTCTTCAAGTATCTCATTAAGGATTTTAATTGCCTTTTTATCAAAGTCATCAAATCGTACAGATACAGGAGCATTTTTTTTTTCATCACTACTGTCAGGATTTGCTCTTCGGTATTTTGCCCATTTCTTTGTTCTTCCACCCCAATTATTGGATAGACAAATTACGGAATCGTTATCTAAAAATATTACTTTCATTTTTTAAAGTGTTTTCCGTGTTTACCCCATATCCCAATACATAGGATTAAAACAATAAACAATATGGTTCCAATTGTCATAATACAAATATAAATAAAAGAATTAAATAAAAAAAGGGGGAGTAGCGAATTCCCCCTTTAAATCGTTACCCTAACGGATAACGGCCCTAAAACCCATCAATTAAGATGGGGTATCTAAAAAAAAAGATCCCCACATATTTCAGTGGGGATTGATTTTACCTAAGGGTGGGATTTTCAACCTGTGTCGGATTACGCCAGACACCCTACGATTGGTATTTTTTAATGATTGAACCAATAACAATCAATTGTCTTACAAAGATAATACTTTTTTATAATTCTACAACTATATCTCCACTTTTACATGAATTTTCTTTTAAATTTTCTTTTTTACTTCTTGGTCTAACACCAAAATATAAAAAGTTACCGTCTTCAGAAAAAGCAGAACTAACAATTTTTAATTCATTCTCATCTTTTTGGATAATAAACTCTGTAAAATCAAAATATTCTTCATTCTCATTATTTAATATTTTATTTGTAAAAATAATTCTTTTATTACAAGGATTGTGCATTTTAAAACTATCAATAATCTTACCAATATTTTTTTTAATTAATGGTATTAATAACCTATCACTAACACCAATCCTATAATTGTTATCTGAATTATTTTTTTCATAAAATAAATCAATATTTTGATCATACGAATTATCTCCATGCCTATCAAACCACTGATGGTATGTGGATATGATACTATATAACCTTTTATCATAGACTTCACTACCTTTTTGTTTGGGGAATTTTCTTTCCTCCAAAAGATATTCTCTGATAATTCTTTCTATTAATCTTTTCATATTCTATAAATATAAAACCCCACCTTTTTGATATAGGGAAATTTTATAAATTATTTTATAAATCTTAGATAATAAACTTCACCTAACAATAAAATTGATATTATTGACATTACAAATCCTAAATAATCACCAACATAAAATGTCCCGACCATTACAAATAGTAATATCAAACACAACGGTAAATAATATATTCCTTTTTTCATCGTCCAAATCCTAATTTACTTGATGGTTTAATTGTTGGGGCTTTCTTTAATCCTTCAAGGTTATCCATGACCTCTTCAAACTCTCTTCCCATAACTATAGTTGAAATTACAACTTCTTTCAAGTGTGAAAGAGACATACCTTCAGTTCTTTTTACCCATTCGTTAATATCAACATTTGTAAGATCTTCATCTGTCAATTTGTGACGAATGTATGCATCTCTAATCTCTTTGTTTGGAAGTTCTACTTTGTATCGTCTATCAAAACGAGAAGGTCTGTTTGTAATTCGTTCTTGTAATTTCTCAGGGTAGTTTGTTGTTGCAATATAAACAACATCTTCAATTTGTTTTACACCATCAAGAATGTTTAATAATTTACTTGTCGCATGATTATTTTCGCCCGCAATTGAATCAATATCTTCTAACAAAACAATTAAAGGTCTGTGAGCTTCAATCTTTCTAAATGTTGCAATAAAATCAATAAAGTATTCAACATCGTCATGATCTTTAATGTTTAAAATAATCCCATCGTTTTCAATTAGTTGTTTTGAAATTAACTGAATGATTCCTGACTTACCACATCCTGGTTCGCCATACATTAGAATCCCACGCTTATGAACAAAATTATATTCTCTATATTTGTCACGACGATCCCAAAAATTTTGGATATCCCTGAGGATGTCTTGGATCTCGTATGAAGGTAATTGGTATAATTCATCTGTTTTGAATGGTTGTTTTTTTATTGTGTGTTGGTTTAAAGATCTATTATACACTATTTCATAAATACCGGCAGGGACTTTATCTACCGATTTAAAAGCCGGAACAAACTCCTCGTCAGGTAATGTCCCCCAACATGTTGGAGTTGCCGAATTTTCATTTTTTTTATTTGATCCATTAAATTCTTTATTATGTAATGAGTATTCAACACCATCAATATGCCTATCTTCTATATCATCCATAAGTTTGGTCAATTCTTCGTTCATCTCTTCTAAAGTTTTATCTGTCATTTTTAATTATTTTTTTGTGGTTTGTTACAATATTATACTTTTACCGTAATAAAATTGGGTGTATAATTATTAAAATCTCTTCTGTTTTTTCTTTTACCCTAACCGTTCTGTCTTTATATATTTTAAAAGTTTCTTTTGGGTTTTTACTTTTTAAATGTTCAAATTGGATTTTCATCTCATTTTTTGCATCTTTTTCTTTTTTAAAATATCCAAAATAGTCATCACATCCTCCGATACCTCTTGTTCTATCGTAAACCCCATATATCAGGTCGTTGTCTTTTACTATCATAATTTGTTTGCAATTGATTTAATTATCTCTTCATCTTCATTTGAAAGTCTGTGTCTATTATTTATTAGGCCCATAAGTGTTTTCCTCCACTCATCATCTAAAAAATTTATACTTTCACTCTTAATTGTATTAGTAGAGATTACTAAATTTTCTTCAACAAGTAAATCAACTAGTTGTAAAATCTCACGATCTGATAAATTTTCATAGATTTCATTAACATCCAAATCTATTTCCGTTTTTGTCCAAAATGTTGCCATAATTTTTTCTTTTTATAAATAACAATAAAAGTTAATGACTCCATCAATGGGAGTCACCAACATTATGTTTTTCACTAAATATACTATAATCAGGGTTGATTACCTTACCAACTTTGTGTCTATCACCGGTAACGGATTTAACAACCACACCTTCGTGAGGAACTTTGGTTCCCTCTATATTGTTATTGAATACGTATTTATCTTGTTTTTCTTTGGACCAAGTTCCCAAATAAAGAACCTCAACTCTTGGTAATCCCAACGATTCAAAGACATTTTTTTTATACGTTCTTGATTCTCATCCATACCCTATTATTTTTCAATGATCATATTTGTATTAGCAATTGGAGCTCTAAATTCTGGAATTTTTTTACCATCAAAATCTTCAACATAAACTTCATAATGTTGGTCCATCACTTTTACTGTTGGGACGTTGTGTTGAAAGTAAATTATATCTCCTTGTGAATTAATCAAAATTACTTCTTTTTTTGTTGTGTTAAATGTTAATGTTTGCATATTTTTTATTTTTTAAAAAAAATAATAAAAAAAAATAAAATTGTCAAGTTAATGTGAGTCACCTACATTATTTTTTTCACAGAATATACTATAATCAGGATTGATTACTTTACCAACTTTGTGCCTATCACCTGTAACTGATTTAACAACTACACCTTCGTGAGGAACTTTGGTTCCCTCTATATTGTTATTGAACACATATTTATCTTGTTTTTCTTTGCACCAAGTTCCCAAATAAAGAACCTCAACTCTTGGTAATCCCAACGATTCAAAGACATTCTTTTCGTCATGATAAGGTCGGTAATCACCATTTAATTCAACATCAAAACCAGCAAACTTAACATCGGTTAAACCATAATCATAATTTTTTTGTATACCATGACCATATATCTCACCATAGATGATTAACCCATCACCCAAATAGTCAGGACTACCAAATGTCTTAACATAATCCCATAGTTTATTTTTTATTTTGTAATTATCTGAGATCGTTCTCCAAACATCTGTTTCATAAAAACCTTGAGAGTCAGAACCTTTCTCCACATTGTGTGATCCATAAACATATTCGTAGTTAACCCATTTGTTTCCAAATAACTTTTTAACTCTATCAAAGAATGAAAGTCTTTTCTTTCTTACAATACCATAACGAGCATTTGTTCCGTGAAGTTTACGAGTAACAGTAACTATGTCTTCTTCGTTAAACATTTCAGGCGCATTTTTTAAGTTAGGAAACTTGTGGTAGACATGAAAGTTAGGGTTTTGGTGGTATTTGAATTTTCTACCCCCACTTAACTGAACCATCTTAACAGGTGGTTCGTATTTGAACACTTTAAGTAACTCCATGCAGTCAGAACCATCGTATCTATATTTTTCCGGAACAAACTCTATTGGTATTATTAAACATTCAGAGTAAACCTTACGAAGTTTTATAGTTCTTACTCTCTGACCTTTACGAAGATAACTTGTAACACCTAATCCATCAGAAAGTTTTTGTGGTATAACCGCATCGGTGGTTGCAACAACAACCAAATCATCAACTTTATATTCTACTTTTTTAGTTATGGCATTCCAACCATTAACCATCACAAGTTCTATGTTGTCAGCACCTTCTATTGGTTTAACCTCTCCGATTACACCAACATAACATACGCTATTTAAATTTTCCATTTTCTATATTTTTTTATACTGTATGTTCAATTTTAACTCTTACACAATTTTGTTCCAATCTATTTAAGTGTCGGTAGTTGTTGATGTATCCCATCATATTACCACTACCCACAGCGTTTGCCGAATGGACTACAACTTCAACAATATGTTTACCATCTAACCATTGATTCACTAACCACTTGGTGCAATCCATACCAGTTTTTTCTGTTATATTATCGTAATTGATAGTATAGTTTTTTACAACACCGTAATGCCATTCTCTCATAGCACTATCACCCAAATCGTGATCCAAAGATATTAACTCAATGTTCTCTAAACCAATTTCATTTATCTTACTAACAAATTCATCATAAGAACGAACAACAATCCAACTTGGGTCTACCGGTGTACGAACATCATCTAGATATATTTTTTTATTCATATATACTTTCGTATTAGTTTAAAAATTTCTGTAATATCTGTAAATTCTGATGGTGGACTATCGTTTCTACCTGGTAAAAATATTAAAGTAAAACCGTGATTCCCCTCAAACTTTTCAGTAACTCTTTTACCACAGATTTCATTAATATAAACCCATGGGAAATTACCCTGAAGTTTAACCTCAATTCCAATTTTTTTCAATCTTTCTACAAATACTGTGATCTTATCACCAGTTAATTTTGTGCTTGTTTCTGTTTCCATTTCTATATATGTTCCAAATTTAGTTTCTCTTGTTTTCATCTTAATACGTATCTATGAATTACTATTACTAATTTACCATTGAATAATGCTCGGTCTGTTTGAATATCAATATCCATCATACCCAAGTCTTCCTTAAGCCTGTTGGATTGGATTTCAACTTCGTGTTCCGCATCTTTTTCATTTTTGAAGAACCCAAAATAGGAATCACATTTCCCTGTTTTATCACACACTCCGTAAATAATTTCTCTACTATCCATTTTTATATATTTTTTTTTGATCCATAACATTCTAATTTTTTATCTGTAACATTCCACAAATCTTTCACCCCTTCGGTCATATGACAATTATGTTTCTTACCAGTCCTACGACCAAATTCAACAATCATATCATTATGACGATTCTTAATAAAGTGCGGACATTCTTTGCAGGGAGTTTCCATAAAACAAAGATAATAAAGTTTTTTGATTAAAAACAAGAAACCCCACTTTTTTTGTGGGGTTTATTTTATTTTTTGTATTTGTATTTGGTTTCTATTTTTCTTTTACCATATTTTTTTTCCATAATTTGTTGATGAAGTTCCCAATTAATAATTGATTCGCTAACTTGTTCATCGTCTTTTGCCATAGCATATAATTTTGATATTTTTTTTAACATTTTGTTTGCAACAAAGTTAAAGCTTTTAAACTCATTTTCAAAAAATTTAGTTGGGTTTTCTTGGTATTTAATTACATAATTAAAAAACTTTTGTCTAATTTCATTTGTTTTTTTAAGTCCTTCTATATTTTTTTCAGCGTTTGGGGGTAATAACCCTATGTCTAAAGCCATTCGTAAAAAATCGTCGCTTGAGTGTGAGGTCATTTCTACAAACAAGTCCATTTTATTATTTACCAAATCAATATGAACGACTTCTAAAACTCTTTTTATTTTTTCATCTATTGTCATATTGGATGGATCATCATTAATGTGTTCCAAGAGAGCATCTAATCTTTCTTCTTGTTCTTTTAATTGTGAAATAAAATCATCAAATGAAAAGTTTTTAATTTCTAACAACTCTTTATAAACTCTATTGTTTTCTAAAAACTCTTTGAATTGTGACTTTGTAATATTTTTTCTTTTCATAGAATATGCAACTTCTGTAGGTCTGACAAGGTTTTCAATTGCATGGATATAATACATAAACCTATAAAAAACACTATCAATTGCAGGTATTCCAAAAGTACCTCTTTTTTGTGTTGCTTGATATTCAGCATCAAGACCCATTAAACCAAATTGTTTTGACTGTTTATCGTATTTGTGTTTTATTTCATGAGATAAAGATGAAACATGCTCATCTCTTTCTTCTTCCATTTTTTGAATTAGTCCTTCAGGTTCCCAATTTTCACCAACAGCAAAAGTTATACTCAACTCTAAAGTTGTTGAGGGTTCTGTTTCTTTCATATAAACATCTCTATTAAACCCAAAACCACCTTCCATGCCCATTGAAATAATGTCTAAGACACCTCCTTTTTCGTCTTCAATCTCCTCAATTTTTACAGTAAGAGTATATGAATCAATTTTAATTTTTTTCTTATTTCCCAATTCAAAGTTAATTTCTCCATCAAAGTTGTACTCGTCTTGAATGGTATCGATTGTTTTGATGTCTTGTTCAACAACATCATATAACATATCGGCAGCATCCAAAATATTATCTGGAACCCCTAAAGCTTCTGTAATTATTTTTAATTGACTTTCAGTTATGACAATATTTTTCATACTAATAAATATATTAAAGTCATAGTTTATCCTACAACCCCAACTAAACCATCAAGGTGGTGATCATTACTTAAATCAGATCCAATCTCACGACGATCCATCATATGAACAATCTCAGTAATTTTATAAGGAAAATATCCATTACCATCCACACCAACATCTAGTCGTTTTCCATTACCCCATTTGTTTTGATTAGATAAGTGAACATGTCCGTGTAAGTGAATCACTCCTTTGTTTAACCCATTCCAACTTGCAAATGGGTAGTGACTTAAAACAAAGTCTTGATTATTAATTCTAACTTGTAAGTAATCGCTAACACTTATAAAACGATCATGAATGTTTTCTCGATTATTTCTAATGTGGTGATCGTGATTTCCTAAAACAAGATGAATGTTTTTACAAACCAAACGATCTAAAAACTTACCAATACTTTCAAATCCACCAAAAGCAATATCGCCCAACATAATTAGAGTATCGTCTTGACCAACTTTAGAGTTAATATTGTTTACCAAAGCATCATTCATCTGATCTATCGATTGAAAATCTCTAGTATTGTAAGTAGGGACATCCCCATCTTGGGTTCTCCAATTAGTCACAGATCTACAAATGTTTTTATGGTTGTAGTGTGTGTCTGATGTGACCCAAACTACACCCGTTGTTAATATGTCATCAAATTTCATTTCTTATAATTTTATATTGAATCTATCTTTCATTAATTGGATCATATCTTCAGGGCAATCGTGTACATTTGTGCCTCCGTGTCTGTTTTCAACAATAATAGAGGTCACATAATAACCATACTTAATTGCCAATTCATAATATGGTTGAAGTTCCCACTCTTGTGTGAATGTGTTAGAAACCGCAATTTTTGGTGTGTTTGACTCCATTGCATATCCAACATATTGTTGACACTCTTTATGAGCTTCTTTTATTTCAGATGCAATAAAATTGTAGTTATCGTCATTATCATAAAAATAATGGTCTGCTTCAAATACATTTGGAGTTAATTGTTTTGCAAAAGTTGTCTTACCACTTCCTGGTATTCCTCTAACTAGATATATCATTTTTTCCATAGTACAAATATAAGAAAAAAAATTGCATAAAAAAAGGGAGTCAAACTCCCTTTATATTAAGGTGCTATTATTTTATAATAGAGTTCTGCAGATATTTTATTATTAATTGGTAACGGATTTTGGATTACATTTGTTCCTGATGTTCCTTGAGTTCCACTTGTGCCGTTTGTTCCATCGGATGAACCCCAAGATCCGGCACATTTTCCTGTATCGTTAATTGCCTTCATAATGGCATCAAAATCAAAAGTATATTTATTACCCTTAACTTTAGTATTATTATTAGATTTATCTTTAGTGTCTTTATTAGATTTATCTTTAGTGTTTTTTTTAGAATTGTAATTACTAGTTCCATCAACTTTTTTTCCATTAGGTAATACACCTTCTTTTTGGCAAATATTTTTTACAAGTGCCGCAGATATACCTGTTTGAGAATAATAAAAAACGCCTTTGTTTTTACCACTAAATCTATATTTACCTTTTGCGCAATAGAATGTTATATTTTGGGTAGATGAAGCTTTTCCTGCTGTATATCCACCCTTAACTTTAACTTTAATAGGAACATTATAAGCGACAGCTTTATCCGTTCCATATTTATAAAATGTGACCCCTGGATCAATCACTATGGCATCGGCAATATCACTTTCTTTTGCAAACCTTTGTTCTTTTTTAGTTTTGTAGTTAGTATTTTTATAAAGGGTATTTTCATTACCCTCAGATAAGATTATTTTATTCTCTTTTAAAATAGCCTGTTTGTGTAACCCTAATATTCTTTGGACTTCACCTTCATTTAATGTAAATTTATTTCTCATAGTAATTTTTAAGCTAGTAAACCTGAGTCATCTATGACAACATCACTTGATTTATTTTTTGATTGACAATATTCTTCAATAAAAGTCATGTTTATAATAATTTTGTCAATTAATTTTTCTGGATCGTTAATAAGAGATCGATAATTATTAAGATCTTTTTTAGATTCTGCTAATTTTTTAGCCAATTCAGGTTTTAATTGATTATTTTCACAAATTGAATCTGTACTCATATTATTTAATTCGGTTATACTTTTTTCTATTTGATTTTTAACTATTTGATTAGTATTAGACTCTTTTAATTTATTAAGGAATACTAAAACTTCTTGTTTTTTTGCCTCTACATCTGGATTCGTAACTAAATCAGAATTTTCTGAATTATCATTTTGTTCAAAACGATATTTTGTATATGTTTCTATAGCAGTTTTTGTTTTATCACCAGCAACTCCATCAACACCATCTTTGTTAGGCCCTGAAGTTCCAAGATAGGCACTAAAACATTCTTTTAGTCTTTGTTGGATTATCATTATTTGACTTTTTGTTTGTTCACTTATGATAGCTTTATTAATAATAATATTTTGAAGTCTATTATATTGTTTTTCATTTAATATTAATTTTTTCATATCTTATTTTTATTTATAAATATACCAAAAAACAAAAAGGTGAAAATAAATTCCCACCTTTCAAGAGATCGACATTGAAATGCCATTTAACTCCACCACTTTGTTTTGATAGAACAAAGAAACTATATTTTAATCATCCAAACTTTTATTACATTTTGTCCTGTAAAATAATTATTAAATTGACAATTTATAATTTCACCTTGTGTTATATTGTAGTTATAAATACCACCACTTATATGTCCCCAAGGTGTGTTATTTAATGTCAAGGTATAGTTTAAATTATTTGGATAAAAATTATAAGTTGACTGAACACCATTAAAACTATAAGTGTTATAGGTTAAAAAAACAAGAGTGTCCAACCTTAGTTCCTCATTAAAATTTGTGTTTAAAACTTTAGTGATTACCCAAGTAGTATTTTTTAAAGTTATTGTTGTGTCAACAAAAGTTGTGTCGGTAATAATTGGTTGCGGATCTAAAGGTTGTTGTGGTTTCACCTCAACTTTTTTACAAGAAAATAAAACAAACCCTATAATAAATAAAATAAGTTTTTTCATGTTATACCAAAGTTTCTAATTTATTTCTCACTTGTTCTCCAATAGTTATAGGTGTCAGGTTTGTTAAAACAATTGACTCTTTTAAAATTTTATGTGGAATATGAACCAAAAACAAATTACCATCATAAAATGAAAGATCTTCTTTAAGATTTAAAGCACCATCAACCATTTTTAAAAATATCTTGAATTGAATTGGGTCAACAAAAGATTCAGATAGAATTGTACCAAAATTTTCGTTGATAATATTAATTTTGTGGTTTACTGGAGTTTTTATCATGTCTTTATTATTTCTACAAATGTAATAAAACTTTTGGTTCTAAAAAAATTATTTTAAAACTTTTTTAATAATATCATAAAGTTGTTCAACTTCTTTTTGTTTTGGTATGTCATATAATTTAAAATACTTACAAGATGTATGTTCATGACCATGAGTTGCATTATTTAAATCAGGTTCTTTTTTGTCTTTGGTATTTTGTAAAAATACAAACATCATTCCTCTTTTGGTTCCGTCATCATTAAAGTTATCTATAATTCCAACAAGATCTAAGTCTGTATTAATTTCAATATCAGTTTCTTCGTGAAATTCTCTTATAGCGGCTTGACCTGGCGATTCACCATTTTCAATACCACCACCAGGTATTGACCAAATGTTTGGTAATGTTTCTTTTGGTCCTCTTTTACAGAGTAAAACCTCATCCCCATATTTAAGAATGACACCAGCACTTTTTCTAAACTTATTCATTGATATTTATAAATATGAAAGTAAAAATAAATAATAACTTATTTGATGTTAAAACTCTATTAACTTCAAAAGATGCTCAAAAGGGTATGATGGGTAAAAAATTTGATGGTTATGATGGTATGTTATTTTTTATGAAAAACGAACCTCATTCTTTTTGGATGAAAAACTGTGTTATTCATTTAGATATTATTTACATACATGATTACAAAATTGTAAAAATACATCACAACTGTAAACCTTGTTTTGAAAATGATTGTGATAACTACAAAGGTAATGGTGATTTAGTACTTGAACTTCCTGGTGGAACTTGTAAAAAATATAATATCAAAGAAGACAATGAAGTTACTCTGCTTTAAAATAAATCTATTTTAACTTGTTTCTTTTCATCAACAAAAGTCTGAACTCTACCTCTCGCAACATCACAATAGTTTGGACTTAATTCAATTCCCAACCATCTACGATCTAATATTTCTGCCGACACCATAGATGTTCCGCTACCAGCAAATGGATCCAAAATCACATCGTTTTTGTAGGACAATATCTTAATCGCCTTTGTTGGTATGTCCATCGAGAAAGTTGCCTTGGTGAGTGATTTAGTATCTGCAAAGTAATTCCACTGACCAAAAACAAGTTCCATAAACTCTTTCTTATCTTTTTCTTCATATACAATTTTTTTCTTTAATGTCCCGTCTTCCTGTTCAATCTCAGTTGGGGCTCCTTTCCATTCTGGTTCACCTTTAACCTTTTTAATGTGGTTTTTTTTGTATGCTAATATCACACATTCTTTTGGATTATAAATATATGGAGAACTGGGACTCATCCAAGATCCCCATGCGGTTGTCTTACTTCTGTGGGGAGAATCTTCTTCTAAATCCACAATTCCAAAGAATTTAAATCCAACTTCTTTCATTATTTGATAAAATTCTGAAACAAAAAATACTCTACCTCCCCTATCTTGAACATTCACTTCGTAAGGAATGTTAATTGAGACTCTACCGTCATCTTTAATCAATCGGTAAGTTTCTGTTAACCATTCTTTTGTCCAACCCCAATACTGGTCCATAGGTAAGTTATCGATGTGCATATCATATTTAATCCCACAATTATATGGTGGTGATGTAACAACCAAATCAACACTACCTTCAGGTAAAGTTTTCATTACCTCAATACAATCTCCATTTATAATTTTTCCTGTTTCTATCATTTTTAAAATATATTTTTTATCATTATTTAAACTATTTCTGTAATTATTTGAGCTAATTTATATCCTGCAAAAGCTCCTGACGCAGCAGATCCAGGAAGAACTATAAACTTTCCAAGAATTGTGTCATATTTCTTTCTATTCACAATATAAGAAATTAAAATGTAATAAACAATATAGTTTATTAAAACTAAAAAGTCCAGTTCGTTTGCTACAAACACAACAATAGAGTTCCCAAGAAACCCCCACATAAAATTTATAAGAGTTTCTCGTAGTAATTCACTTGGTGTTGTGATAGCATCTAAAACTGAAATTTCTTTACTAAACCCTGTTTTATTTTTCGATGTTTTTGATGTGGTGTTGGAGGTACCAAAGGGCTTTTCTGAGGTCTTCAAGTTCTGTATCTTTTCTTTTTTTTCCTGCACGACTAATATATTTTATTGCATTTCCTAAACTAAACCCTAAATCCCAAGCGTCAATCACCTTGATAACTTCATATTCATTATTTTCTCCTCCGTAATGTTGAGGATGGTTTACTTGTTCTATTTTTGGTGGGGGACACTGACAAAGTCCGGTGCCGCCACATACACAGTCATTATCCATTATTCTTCTTCTCTATATTCTTTTAATAACTCATCGTTGGGCATTGTTCCGTATTTCCCATTAAGACCATCCATATCAACAAATGAGGTCATCATATTTTTTGTATCGTATATTTGTTGTGTAACATCAAGTGATTTAACAATTTCACGAATGATCTTGTAAGGATCAGCATTTGACCCTGGTCTTCGATCTTCAATATATCCTTTCCATTCTTTTGCTGTGTCCTGAGGAACTCTAATTGACGCTCCACGATCAGATACACCCCAACTGAATTTATCAATTGCCTGAGTTTCATACTCCCCAGTTAATCTTAGATTGTTATTAGAACCATAAGCTTTAATGTGATCATTGTGCCTTGATTCAAATGCGTTGAGTAGTGCCATGAAGTATTCTTCATCCCCGTCAAGTCTCATAATGTCTGTTGAGAAGTTTGTATGAAGACCTGATCCATTCCATTCACCATTTTGAATTGGTTTTGGGTGAAGTTCAATATGGTAACCATAATTTTCAACAACTTTGTGTAAGAAATAACGAGTCATCCAAAGATCGTCCCCTCCTTTTAACTTACCTTTAGATAATATCTGATATTCCCACTGACCTAACGCAACTTCAGCGTTTGTTCCTGTAATATTAATACCATAATCTAAACACATATTTGTATGTTCGTCAACAAACTTACGACCAACAACATTATGTCCCACACCACAATAATACTCACCTTGTCCTTTAAGGCTATTTCTTTTATGTCCTAAAATATTCCCATTAATTTCTTCACGAATAAAATACTCTTGTTCAAAACCAAACCAAAGATCTTCAAAACCTTCACCAATACTTGATCTTTTATTTGACTCGTGTGGTGACCCGTCATGATTTAATACCTCACATAAAACATAAACCGTTGATGACATGTCTTTCATATAATGTCTAACAGGTTTTAAAATACGATCTGAGTTTCCAGTTTTAGCTTGGTTAGTTGATGATCCATCAAAATTCCACATAGGAAAATTCCCATCTAAAAATGCGTTTTTAACTGTATTGTATTCAACAATCTTAACTTTACTTCTGAGGTTAGGTTCTGGTTTATATCCATCTAACCACACATATTCCAATTTAATTTTCATATATTATTTATTTTTTTGTGTTTTTGTCAAATAATACTTTCGTATTTCGTGACCCAAATTCTGATCGTTTGGAAATTTATCAACCATTTTTTTAATAAATTCTAAAATTTTGTTTTTTTCTTTATCACCCATTGTTTTCTTTTAATTCTTCAAATTTTTTAGTTTGTGATATGTGACCAGCAATTCTTCTTTTGAACATTGGAAGTAGGGTTTCGTTTATTGGAAAAATTCCCTTTGAGCTCATATAAAAGATTGGTCCTATTTTTTTGTCAATACCATCGAATGAAGAAAAATTATAAATAATTTTTGAAATAGTCAAATCATTTATAGACTGATCGTAAATTAATTTTACATTTGTCATTTGTTGGGGATTTAATTTAGTTTGTTTTTTGATCACATATTCCCAAACATAATGAGTTTTTTCATGATCAATAAAATAAAAGAACCCTTTAGGATGAATAATGTTTTTTTTGTTTCTTTTAACTTTCATATCCAAAGAATCAAACACTATTGTCCACACTGATTTAGCAATGTTAAAGTACTCCATCATTCTTGGTGCTGAGTACATTAGTATTTTTTTAAATTCTTTGGATTCATCGTCTGACATATCGGGAAGATCTTTAACTTTAAGATCTTTTACCATAATTTCGTCATCAATGTTTGTGAGTTTTTTGTCTGTGTAAACAATCTTATGGTCTCTCATAAGAGCTTGGACATTCATTAAATGTAGTGATAATTCAATAAAACCTGGATATAACTCTAACTTGTCAAGTTTTTCTCCCATCTTTTGGAAATAGGAAAGTAGTTTGTATTCTTTGTATTCTCTATCAATAGGTTTTTCGAACATCCAATCGGTATTCATTAAAAATTCTATTTTTTTTCTTCGTGTCATTAAAAATAAAAATAATGCAAAATATAAAACAAATAAAGGGCTATTGAACCCTCATTACATAATACTCAGTTCCATTTATATTAAAAGTATCATAATCACCATCATAAGAATTTAACATATTACCATATCCGTCAGAACTTACTACCGTTTCAGTTAGTTTATCTAAATCAATAAAATCCATTATAAAGTTTTTATCAAAACCATATATATCAATAAACCCTTGAATGTCGTTTTGGTAATCATCAACTCTACTTGTAATTTCATTTTCAATTGAACTTTCATCATAATCACCTTGTGGGTCATCATTGATTTCTTGAATTATTTCTACCAATCCTTCAATTTTTACTTCAATTTCTTCATATTTTTCATCAGGTAAATTTTCACTTTCTAATCTTTTATTAAGTGAATCTATGTTTGATTGTAGTTGTTGAACTTGTTTCATTTGTTGATTTGATAGTTCTAAAGGTATGTCAAAATTTTCAGGAGAATTTCTAACATCATCATCGTAGAAATCATATAACCAATTATACCATTGTTTATCATTTAAAGCCTCATTGAATGCCCAAGAACTAAACGAATCTATTCCTGCATCATCAATTAATTGTTCAACATATTGTCTTGCCGCACTATCTGCCTCATCTTCAGTATAAACATCATAGGTATTAGGATTAAACCCATTACCACCACCTAACCATTCATATTGTTTTCCGTAACCATAGGTTGCCCTTCCATTAGGATTGATATAATACTTATCTTCAGGAACTTCATTTCCTTCGTCATCTTCAACCATATCCACATCACCATGTTGATTTAAATATTTGTATACAGCTTCAGTTCTTTCAGATTCATCATCTTGGTTTTCAACATTCCATTCATCTTCTCTTCTTTTTTCATCCAAATCTGAAAGTTTTTCATTTAACTCTTTTTGCATTTTAATCTTCCACATAGAAGATCCATAATCACTAACATAAGCATCGACTCTAATTCCATTGAGATTTGAAACATTGGTATGAGAAATGTCTAATCTACCCATTACTCTTACAACACCTGTAAGTGGCCCAATATTTTTATAATTACTAACATTTATTGGTCCAGTAATAACAATTCCCTTACCTCTATACGGCTTTAGGTTTGATATTCTTTCTGCAATTCCACCAACATTTTCCAATATTTCTAAATAATCCTCAGGAGAAATTGAAACAAGGTTTTCATCTTGTTCTACAATATAATTTTTAAAAAACTTCTTTATTGACATACTTTTATAAATATAACAAAAGAAAAATAATTGATTTTTATTTTTTTTGGACTAAAGTTTGTTTGTATACTATTTATAGATAAATAAACCACTTAAAAATACTTATCATGAGTTGCGGATGTAAAAACAAAGCTAATCAACAGGCTCAACAACCTCAAGCACAACCTCAAGCACAACCTCAAGTACAACCTCAACAACCATCAAATGGTTCAAATGTTCAAGAGAATGTGAAAAAAATCATCAACAAATATTATAGAAGATAATATTTTTTGTATCATCGAGATAAGGGTGTTCCGTTGGGACACCTTTTTTGTTTAATAGATATTTATAAAATATGAGTTTAGATAGGGTAAAAAATTTAATAGAATCATTTAATGATGGTGAGTATGAAGATGAGATAAAACCATACTTTAATAACATAATTACTTTTTTTAAATTCATTAACAAATACAATCTTTTAGAGGAACTTGATTTAAGAGAGATTCCTCCTGATGATTTTAGTAATGAGTTGTTTGATTATTTGGTCGATAATGGTATTATGTCTAATTTAGACTACAATTCTGTCCCTGAAGAGTTTATGAATTATTATCTACTACATGGTTTAGAACATAACTACGAAGATACTATTAAGTTTATTACAAGCAACCTTTTAAGTGATGTTGAAATTAGACCTGATGGGTTCTACCTATATTTAGGCAATGATAGAGATGAGTTAGCTGATTTCTTTTGCGGTTCCTCTCGTCGTGATAGTTCTCCTGAAGGTGTTGCAAAACTAGTATTTAGCGAAGAGGGTTTTTTTCACGATTGGTATTTTGATGTTGATACAAAACCATCTGATGTTATTGACGATTTAAATGAAAAAAATACCATTCATTTAAAAGATGCCATTTTTAAAGAAATCGGTAATGTTGAATTATCTTTAGAGGATTATAGCTCTGATTTTTTTGAAAGTTTATCGGAAGAACAGGGAACTGAAGGTTATTTTAAAATTCAAGCTGAAGACTTAAATGAATTAATTAAAGATTCCGACGCAATAAATGAACTATGTAAAAATGATTTAAGTGAGTTAGGTCAAGAATTAAAAAATATTTATTGGAACGCTTATAATTCTGCATATGAAAATGAAATATATGAATTAGTATATAATGGTTTAGACGAATACTTTGAAGGAAAAATTGATGAAGTCCCAAAAGAAACCACCAAATCGGATGGTAAAAAAGTAACCAAATACTTAAATTATATTAAAATTAGAGATTTTGTTGGAAACATTACTTTATTTTTAGAAAACAATAGAGGTCAATCATATTCAGATTCATATTTAGATTATTTTGGTAGTTATACTACTTTGATGAAACAACTAATCTACGATCAGGATTATGAATGTATAGATTTTAACACTCCTGATTATCCAGATTGGTCCACAACTCAAAAATACATAAACGAAATGTTTGATGATTATATCTAACTATTTATAAATCCAAATAAAACTCATATTAATTATAAAAATAAAAAATATGAGAAAATTAGAAAAAAACACACGAAGATACTTTGTGAATCTATTTGCTGACTACATCCTTTCTAAATTTGATAAGAAGGACAACACAGTAATCCAAGTAACAGATTGTGAAACCTTTGTAGTTGTAAATGGTCAAACAACGAGTAAAGAAGTGTTGGATTTAAATGAACTAAAAACTGAATTTATTGAATTAAACAAAGAGTTATTTAATTCACTTAAGAAAGAAGACATTAACATTATTGACATCATTAAATACGATCAAGAAATTACAGATGTTTTAAAAACATGGATCACAGTTAATAAGTCATTATATGTTACAGAATATGAACCAATTTTAGAAATAAACATTTCATCAGAGTTTCCTTATGGTCACAGTTTAGGGTGTGGTAGAGGAATATTCTATTACTCACATTACATCTTTAATCAAATGTATTCTTTGTTGAGTGTAGATCAATTGTCTTTTAGATATTCAAGTGAACTAAATGAAGATGAGGATTATAAAATTAAAGTGGTATGTGATTCTCAGATCCCAAAACAAACTATTGAAAGTCTTGTTTTAGATTGTTTTGATATGGATCTATCCGAGTTTAAAGAAAGACTGTCTGATTATAACTTCACAAACGATATAACAGATCAATCATTAGATAAACCATACTTGATTCAAGATAGACTAAAAGATATTGTATTATTATAAAAAAACCCCTCCGTTAAGAGGGGGTTTTGTTATCTTTCGTAAAATTCTTTAATTATGTTAAGTCCTTGATCAATGTCTTCAAAATCTCGGTCAGGAGCAAATAACTCAGTTAACGGTTTTTCACTTTCAGGATTTTCAATCAACATAAATGCGGGAACAAATTCATTATCGGTTGCCTCAACAAACAGATTATATTCTTCCTCATATTCGTAAATGTCTCTTTCAATATAATCTAATTCTGCCTCATCAAGCATTTTTTTAAAATCTTGACAATGGGGACAACTTTTCATTGTAAAAAGTATTGCTAACTTATCCATTGATTAATTCTGTTACCATATTTTTTATGGATGTCTCATTTAACACCCCAACTTTAGTGTCAATAACTGACCCACCATTAAAAACTTTAATTGTAGGAATACTTCTAATACCAAATCCAATAGCAGTCTCTTTATTAAGGTCAATGTCCATCGTATACATTTGAACGTTCCCATTTTCATTACTATTTGCAACTCTTTCAAATATAGGTTTCATAGCTAAGCACGGTTGGCACCAAGTGCCCCAAAACTCCACAATTATTTTTTCACCATTTTTAATTTTTTCTTTTAAATCTACACTATTAATTTCCATTTTTTTTCATTTTTTTTAAGTTTAATATAAAGAATTCAACATCTTTTTTCTTTCTTATAGGATAATAAATTTTACAAGAAAAAGAAGAGATCATCGGATCACTTTTAGATAAATATATGTAAATGTTTTCATCATACACATAAATTGATTCTGAGTTACTAATTCCATCGGAAAATTGTACTGAATCAGAAAAATACTCGGTAAATTTAGGTCTGTTTTTTAATTCTGATGGCGATAAACTGTGTCCATCAGTTAATTCCATAATTGAGGACATCTCTTTAGTTCTTTCAGTTAAATTTTTTAAAAATTGTTCTTCGTGTTTAAATTTTCCCATAATGTAAAAAAGGGGGCATTTCACCCCCATAGTTTTAAACCAACATTAATTCCGCTGCCTCCCAAAGTTTAGTGTTTAAACGATTTGTGGTTTGGATACTCTTAATCCCACGAAGAGTTGTTTGTCTTCCTCTTGGAGTTTTGTAAGTAAATCCTCCTCGAGTCATTTTCTCTTGGATTACATTAAACACAGTCCAAAGATCACTTCCCTCATCCTCAGGTCGAAACGGTGTTAGAAGGTCTGTGATGTCAATAGACTCAGGTCCATTTCCAACCGCCCAACGGATCTTAATTGCCTCTTTGATCAAACGAAGTTTTTCTTTTTCAGTTAACTCTTTTTCCATCATTCGAGTAACAGATTCTTCAATTCTTGGGAGTTTCTTAGAGAAGTTCTCAGCCAAACCTCGAACATCGTCGAATGAGAAGTGATTGTGTCGAATAGAGAATTTTTCCGCCACTGATGTAGGAACCGTAAGTCCGTTTGAACACACCAATCGGAATAGCCCTGATCCCATAGAGAATGTTGCCGTTCCATCGTGAGAGTTTCTAACGATTGCCTCAACAACTGTGTCCCCAACTTTTGGTAGTTCGCTGTTTCGGTATTTCAACTCATGCATTCCGTGAATACTTTTACCTGTTTGTTTTACAGATGATAGTTTCCAACCTTCACGGTCAAAAATCTCCATAACTTCGTTGGTTGGTACGAACTCATACTTGTTCGTCATTTTAGAAGATGGTGATGTTGCAAAAACTGCCGGTGCAATTGATTTAATTAATTCTGGTGTGTATATCATAGTTTATTATTTTCTTTGTTTTTGTGTTTGGTTTTACGAGTGTAGGATTTCTTACTTTTTTGCACGATGGGTCTAGTTGCCTGCCATATTTCCATCATAGTAAGTTCTATTGTTTTCATTTTGTTTCTCGTTTATCACATTACAAAGATATGCGTTTTTTATTAAATACAAAACTTTTTAAAAAATTAATTTAAAATTATTTTACCCCACTTTGTTTTTTGAATATACCCTTCCACAACTGACTTAGGGTTTGGGGTTTCAAATAGTTCGGGAATTTTTAATTCCATAACTATATTAATCATTTGTTGTCTAGTTATAATATGGTCTATACCATCATCATAATTTTTTTCACATTTTTCCCTTAACTTCTTATAAAAGTCTTCTTTTTGAACATCCCCAACCAGTTCCATTAAATCACCTGGATTAGTTTCAAAAAAAGTAATAAGTTGTTTTATGTATATTTCACAATCAATATTTTTCATAACTAACATTTTTAATAATTATAGGAAAAAAATTCCTCATAAAAAAAAATGGGACTTATTAAAGTCCCAAATCACTAAAATCAATCCCACTCAAATCATCACCATCGTCATCATCCTCATCTCCCATCGCATCACGGTATTCTTGATTTTTTAATTCTTTAATGATGTCATCAACCATTCTTTGAATAAATTGTTGTCCTTTAGGATCTCCACTAAGAATCATTTTTGCAACTCTCATAAACTCTTCCGCATTTAATGACGAGAATCGCATAAATAAGTAATGTTGTATATGTTTTTTGTCTTCATCAAACAACTCCATAGGATATGATGCCATAAACTTTTCCCAAAATACAGGACCAAGTCTTGAATCCCAAATTTCTGAAGGTAAAGTGTCTTCAGCATTTAATATCATTTCTTGTTGTCTTGGGTCATCAGGCAATCCGTGTGAACCAAATATTTCATAAACACCTTTAACTAATTCGTGAACCAACAACGGAAATGTAACCGCCTTAGCTTTAACTGTTGGTGGATCCGTTTCTTCATCAACTTCTGATTGACCCATTTGACCACCACCACCTCCGGCCATTCCTTCCATGTTAGGAAATATCCAATATGCATGTTCCATTAAAGATTGTGTGACAGCGTATAGGTTCATAAGTTGTGGATTAATGTCATTGATCTCATTTTTAACAAGATTATACATGTGTCCTCCTTTAAAAGCCGCACCTTGAATAAGTGAATTAATGAATCTTCTTTTTTCTCTTTCCAAATTAAAGTTTTCCATATCACCCATTAATTCTTCAACCTCTTCTTCACTTGGCATTTCAGGCTCACTTTGCATCCCTTCTGCCGCTCCCATAGGTTGCCCCACAAGTTCGGCTTTGAATTGCATTGCATCATCAGGTATACCTAACTCATTTTTAACAAGTTCAACCGCTAATTTTTCAAGTACCTCTTTATTTTGTGATTGAATCATGACAAGTTTTTGCATTGCCTGACCAACTGTTCCCATCAATTGCATAAGAGCATTTGAACCTTGAATTGTTCTTGTGTCCCCCATTGCCGTTCTAACTTTATCAACTGAGTCCTTGAATCTTTTTGAAGATATTAACTCAATAAAGTCTCTATCCATATTTGGAATTGCAGGGAATCCATGATACGGGGTTTCTTTTCCCGTAATTTTTTTCTCAACATCTCCAGCCATTCTTTCAGGTCCTTCGTAGTCAATAGGTGCCTCCATAAGTCTTAATAAGTCTTTTTTGGAAATGCCTTCCGTGTATAATCTATTTGTATTTTTTTTCATATTATTCAAAATCAATTCCAAGTTCATCAAAACTTAACCAATCAGGCATATCACCTTTTCTTGCTTTTGGGTTTTTCTTTGGTCCAGGTTTAGGGCTATACGGAGTTCCAGGTTTTTTTGGTTTGGTTGGTGTTTTTGTGTCAGGTTTAACTGGAACTTCTAATTCTCTATTTTCAATTAAATCCTCATCAACTTCCATATCATCTCGATTAGGTTTTACCATACCTAAAAAATTACCATCTGAATAAAAAGAAGGTTCTAAATCTTCACCTGTATCCATATCTCCATAACCATATTCTTCAGAAAATTCACTTTTTAGATAATTAATATCATTATTTTCATCATCTTCATCATCTTCATCATCTTCATCATCAATATCAATTTCTTCAAAATCAGAGTCTTCGGATTCAAATTGTTCTTGTTCAGAAATTACTTTACCTATACTGTAATTAAAAAGATACTTTATATCGTTAAGCTCTTCTATTATTTGTTTTTTCATGCCAATTTTTATTTAATAAATATCTAAGTTTTTTATTCTGTCACAATATAATAGTGATACCCCAAAGAATAATATAAAAATTGACCCTTTTTCTTATAAATAGAATTAATTTCTTCTTGGTTGTTAACTTTAACACCAACAATTTTTTTACCATTAGTTAATTTTCTTCCAGGATGTGTATTTAACACATCTCCAATAGGTTCTAAGAAATATTTGAGTTTTTTAATTAAAGATTTTTCATCTCCAACAATACCAATACCGTATTGTTTACAAAGAATTTTAATTTCTGGTAATTCAAGTTTAGTTAAGTCTTCCATATCACAAAGATACGAAAATTATTTAATTTGGCCAAATTTAAAATTTGAGAAGTAACACTTGTATCTGCTATCAAAGTAGTTCCAAGTGGCTCTACGGTTCATTTCTTTATCAAAATAACCTTTTTGGTATGCCTCATTAATCATTATTTTTTCATCCTCAATAACTTGATTTTTTAAAATAGTTAAAGTCATTAAAGTTTCTTCAGAAAGTCCTTCTGTTTTTAATAATTCTAAAATTTTTTTTTCGATTGGTCCCATATTTAAAAAGTATTAATAAATTTCTTTTAAGTCAATATCCACATCAATTGGAATTCCATATTTTTCTAATAAATTATAAAATAAATCATATACTGAACTTCTAATCATTCCTTGAAATTCGGCACCTTCATAATTAAGTAACGCCTCATGATAAGCAGCGTCTATTGTGTCTTTTACCACGTATTCTTCCCCAGTTTCTTCATCCCAACCATGAAATTCTATAGTTCCACTAGGATCAACATCAACCATAATTTCAACAAAATGTCCTACAATATCAAGATGGACAACCTTTATTTTGGTTTCCAAATCAAATTCAGCCTCAACTAACTTATATTCCTTAGTGTCAATTTTATTTTTAAGTTTTTCAAATAATACATCATAACCTCCATTGTATTCATACCAAATTGGTCTAATAGTGTCGTAATCTTCCCTTGTATTTTTATTGATTCCCGATATTGAATAAATTATGTCATCAAGATTGGGTTCTTCTCCTTCTTTTTTTTGTTGGTTCCAAATTTGATAACACAACTTACGAAGGTTTTCCTCTGTAAAATTTTCAATTATTAACCTTTGTTGTCTTTTTGTTAATATTATTTTCATCTTCTCTTTTTAACTTTATTAAAACCTTTTCTAATTTTATCATTAAATTGCCCTGATACTAACATCTTAAAATCGTGAATTGGAAATTCAATCTTTGGGTTATTATCTTCAAAATCATTTTTAATTCTATTTATCAACCAATTTTCATAAACGCCAAAATTATCAGGTTTATTACCTGGCCCACCACCTTTTATATCATTATTTAATTCTTTAATATTAGTATCAAGAATTTGATCTAACTCACTTAACCTTCTTATTAATGCCACTTGAGATTCCGTTATTATTATTTTCATTTCCTCGTCTAATTTATTAATGACACTTCTACCTGATAACCTGTAAAAGGTAAAATTATTTCGTTCATACAATCTTCAGCAACATCCTTAACTTCACTTTCAATTTCCCACCACATATCCCCATCCTCTAAAGCATCATTTAAAGATAAATACCTACCATCCATAAGAGTAACAGACCCACCAGGTAAAATTTTCCCATATAAATAGAAATCAAAATCATTATATACCATTTGAGTTATTATCCACTCAAAATCATAACCACCAACAGTTCTATCGTTAAAATCTTTTGTTGAAAATGTTTTGTTTAACAATGGTTTAATAAGATTTTTAGCAAAAACCTCATCACCAACTATTTCTTGAAATGCTATTTGGGTTCGGATTTTGTCTGAAGTCTTAGTAATACCCCAATACTCAAGATCATCTTTATCAAATCTTATTTTTTCACCTTTCTTTAATTGGTTTTTCCAATGATTTTTAATTGCCTCTATATTTTTAATAGCAACTGATTCTTTAATAAGATTATATTGATTATCAGATATTATTATTTTCATCACCAATTAAATTCTTTTCTTTTATTGGTTACTCCCCCTATTGATATGGATACTAATTTTCCTCCTATAATATTTCTTGATTCTTCTTGTAATTCATAAATAAAATTGTCTAAATTATTATATTCATGTATAGAATCAAGATTAATATCAACGGTTATATGTATGGATGATAATTCTTTTTTTTCAAAGTAATCCATAGAAGTTGTTTTTGATACATCCACCACCTTTATTTCTTCAATCATTTCTATTGGGTCACATATGTAATTGTAGTGTGATCTGACATAATACCCACCTTCACAATTTTCTTTGACTTGTTCAAAAGCCATGTTAATAAGATTTTGCATTCCATCTAATTTTGACTCAGATAACATTATATATTGTTGTTCAGATATTATTATTTTCATATCTATATAATATTAGCACCATTCACCTCTTTTATTTCAACATCAGGAAACAACTTTATAAAATAATCATAAACTGCGTTTTTCAAGTGTCTTGAAACTATGTGCGAAGGAATGAAGTCTTCCATTTCTCTACCTATTGAATAATCATAATATAGGGTTCTTGATGGTCTTCTATAAACAAATAAAGGTTCCCTCTTTTCATTCATCAAATATATTGATCCTGGCCATTCACCGTCGCCCCACCCTTTAACATCTTTTGATATTGTCTTTAAAAACAACTTCTTATACTGTGGATATTCGTCCTCATACTCAACATCAAAACGATCTCTTTTATAAGTTTCGTTGATTAGACTTAATTGATCTTTGGTTATAATCAGTTTCATATAAGATAAATACTTTGTTAAATAAAAAACCCACTCTTTTGAAGTGGGTTATATTTTTTGTTTGTTATTTAAATTTATTAGGGTCTCAAGAGAAATCTAAGCTTCCAAAATCACCAAATGATTCAAAATTTTTACACGCATCTGCGTCTTTGACTCCTTCACCTAGTCTTCTGAAACCAATTTGGTTTGGGTTACCAGCGTATATTTCACTAGGTTTATAATACCCATATTCAAATGTTTTGTTGTTACTTGTAAATTCCACTTCGTTTCTTTTAAATTGCACTTCCGTTATTCCACATGGTAAAGCGGTACTTTTAATAACTTTATATGTTTTACCTTCAGCAGTATCTTGCTTATAACCTTTTCCAATCATATCAGCTTTTAACTCAATCAACTTAAATTGGACTTGAGTTGGGTCTACTTTGGCCGGATCTACTTTGGCCGGATCTACTTTAGCTGGACCTGCGGGTGTTCCTGGACCTGCGGGTGTTCCTGGTGTGGGATTAGTTGGTGAAGGCATTGGTGTTGCGGTGTCCCACTTTAAATTTTTAATAGCCCCTAAAGAAGATTTTGGGTTATTTATATCACCTTTAGCTTCAACCCACTGATTTTGTCCTTTTTTAGAATAATAATATTTACCATTTTCTTCTTTATAATCGTAAGACTTGTCATTATTTGTAATAACTTTAGCCCCTTGTCCACCACCACCTTCTACTGTTTTATTTTGAGCGGCATACTCTTCAGGAGTTGCAGGTGTTGATCCTAACGGCGCCGAGTAATTACCAACAAGTTTGATAACTTTTCCTGTTTGATCTTTATAATATTGTACGGTTTGTTCTTGTTCTAAAAGATATCCTCTTTTAGTTGCCGACTCGTGTAAGCCTAAGATTCTTCTTTTTTCTTCTTCTGTGATTAGAAATAAATTTTTTTTCATAATTTTTGTTTGTTTTTTTAAAAATTACCTAAATCAGTTTGTATCTGACCAATTCTTAACTCATATGATTGTTTATCTTGCGGAGTCATTTTATTTTGTAATTTTCTGTAATTAGTTTGTAAATCATTAAGTTCTTTTTCTAATTCTTTTTTGTTTTTTCTTACAACTCTTGCTCCTTGTCTTTCGTTTTGTTTTTGTTGTCTATAGTCTTGTCTTATCTGTTGTGCCGATTTAGGTTGACCAGGTATTACTGTGGCCGATGTTCCCGCGACTCCGTTTGTTCCCGCGACTCCGTTTGTTCCCGCGACTCCGTTTGTTCCCGCAACTCCGTTTGT